CACAAGAACGACGAGGCGATTGAAGGCGAGCTGATCTTACAGAATGTCGATGTCCCCGTAGAATTCGATTTTTTACGCAACGCTAGCGGTCGGTTCTTGAACACGAAAGATAACATCGGCGGAGTCTTGAAAGTCCACGGCGTGGATGTCCGCTACAACGTGATTAAGAAGAAGATGGAGATAGACATACCGGACATGAAGTTTATCGCTGACATGCACGAAGAAGCCAGCCTGATAGAGATAGAGGACCGATGTATCAACATGGGGATCCCGCACACGAAAGTCCGCGACTACTTAAAAGTATTAGCCAGAGAATACAATCCGGTGAAAGAGTGGATCGACAGCGAACCGTGGGACGGTGTGGACAGGCTGCCAGACTTTTTTGCGTCGCTGACCACTGAGGAATCCGCGCAGCTAAAAGAAATGTTATTACGCAAATGGTTGATCGCTTGTGTGGCCGCAGCGTACGAAGAAAACGGCGTCGAGTTAGAAGGCATCCTCGTCCTGCAAGGCGCTCAAGGACTCGGTAAAACCTTATGGTTCAAACGCCTGTGCGATTACAATAAGGGGTGGCTATTGGAAGGTGCTACCTTAAATCCGTCGGATAAAGATAGCGTTAAGCGGGCGGTTAGCCATTGGATTGTGGAGTTAGGCGAAATCGAGTCGACGTTTAAGAAGTCCGACATCGACCAACTGAAAGCGTTTGTGACATCGAAAACCGACGAACTGAGATTACCCTACGACCGAGCCTTCACGACTTATCAAAGACGTACGGCTTTCTACGCAAGTGTTAACGCCCGCGAGTTTTTGACGGACACATCGGGGAATCGACGATTCTGGGTACTCGCAGTCAAAGAGATCAACGTTAATCACGGCGTCAACATGCAACAGCTCTGGGCGCAGGTTAAAGAGACGATGTACGTCGCAGGCCAGAAGAATTGGTTTCTGACGCCAGACGAGCGCGAGCTCTTGCATCAAAGTAATGAAATGTATCGTACGCAGTCGAGCGTTGAAGATCTTATCTTGGAGCATGTGGACTTCGAGGGCGAACACAAGGTAGCGGTACAGATGACTAAGCTGTTGCGCGATTTGGGGATTAAATCCCCAAGGATGCCTGATTTCAAGGAGGCGGCTCGTGTGTTACACGAAAGAGGCATAGAACCGCGCAGAAGTAATGGCAAGAAGATCTATGACTTAGATTACACGGCGGTCGAAGACGATTCGGCGCCAGCCGTAGGTGTGAGTTGGGATAATTAATGAAGGTAAAACATGAAATGTTATTTTTGTGATAAAAAGCTAATACACGGCGGCGACCACGATTTGGAAGAAGATTATGAAGATTACGATATGGTTAGTAACTTCACTTGCCCTGGTTGTGAGTCTTTTTATTTGATATATATACCGTCTAAAAAAAACGAAACCGATGATAACAACAGTGCACAGTGCCCTGATTTGGGGTGCGGGGGTTAGATTGGGTGTGTGGTGGATTGTGCGGATGATTGCATATTATTATGAATGTATGTGTAAGTTTGTAATAACAGGGTATAGCAAAGGGTATAGTAAAGATTAGCTATGCACTGTGTTAAACCCTTATATTATATGGTTTATAGGATTATAAGGGTATAGTGTATAGTGTATGAAAGAGAGTGTTAAGTGATAGCCGTAAGATGGTATTCTTATGGGTTACAGAAAGGGTATTTATAAGTGGCTATACACTGCACCCTGTACACTGTTAGTTGAGGAGCTAAGATGGTTAGGAAGTATTCAAGGATAAACAAGAACATGGTTGAGGTGAAACGATTACGCGCACAAGGCCACAAGAATATTGTTTTGATAGGCGGTAGAATAATAGCTCTGGAGGAGGCAGACGATGGCAACAAAAGGCAGACCGAGAAAACCTAAAGAAAAGATAGTCGATGCGCCGGTGCAGTTCGAGAAGGACGGCGAGCACGGCCTGACGGAAATGCAGAGCAGCTTTGTTTGGCATTACACCGAAGGTGCTTGCGGTATGACCGAGGCGGCCAGAAAAGCTGGGTACGAGTTTCCAAGTCAGGCGTCGAACAAATTATTAAACGGCAAAGATTTTCCGAACGTGGTTAAAGCGATTAGGATTAAGCAAGACGAGCTGGCAGAGAAGTACGCGATCACGCCGCAAAAGACAGGGACCATGTTATGGAAAGTCATGGAGAAAGCTTACGAGAACGGACAGTTCAATGCCGCCGTCTCGGCGATAAAAGAGCTTAATCAACTAGCCGGCCTGTCGATTAATAGATCCCAGAATATCAACATAAACGCCAACCTAGAGAAGATGTCACGCGAGGATATCAAGGAAAGATTAGGGCAGTTATTGGGAGCGGATCCAGACACTTACTCAGATAAAGATAAGTAGATAGACAACTTCGTTTTGGCGGTCTCTCGGTCAGAATAAATATTTTGAGAAAAAAAAAGTCAAAGCGTTGTAAGTTATTGATTTTATTGACTTTATTAGGCATATCCTAAGTTATATTTATTTACAACTATGTATAAACTGTGCTCACAGTAGTAACGCGTAACAGATTGGAGTCCCTTGAGACCAGTTTTTTACAGGGATTTGCGATAATTTAGGAGCCCATGCCCCCAGATCGGCCGGCAGCGTCAGCGACTATAATAATAACTAGGTTTTACACATAAGATCACCAAAAAAAACAATCCCTTTGGATTGTAATTTTGTGCAAATTTTGAGACACTTCTACAATGCCTATCAACAGCAGAAACAAAGGCGCTCAATTCGAACGCGACATAGCAAAAATTCTTAACGGTTTCTTCTTGGACAACGGCATAGATTACGAGACGAAACGTAACCTCGATCAGTACCAGCAAAAGGATCTTTGCGATCTCAACATCCCGCACCATGCGGTTGAGTGCAAGTTCTACAAAGAAGGCGATTGGTTAAAATCAGCTTGGTGGCAACAAGTATGCGCCAGCTCAGGTGACGACATTCCGGTTCTCATCTTTAAATTCAACCGCAAACCCGTACGGGTGTGCATCCCGCTATACGCGGTTAATTACGGTTGGCCCAAAGATAACGACAAAGTGTGTATTTTATCCATGGACGATTGGCTGGCCGTTTTGCAGAAGAATTGGTCCGCATACGAGAGGCTTAACCATGAGCTATGAATACAATAAATTCTATTACAAGCCGTTACCCGAATATCTGGAGGTCGACAGCAGCGATATCGAAGGATCCGGAGTGTTTGCTTTGGAAGACATCGACGCCGATTTAGACATCGGCATGACGCATATCAAGGTTCCGATCATTCAAGGCTACATCCGCACGCCGCTCGGTGGTTTCGTCAATCATAGCGAAGACAATAATTGTTATTTGGTCGAAAAACTCGATTGGGACGACTATCGCATCTTCCATTTGGTTTCGGGCCGAAAAATCTTAGCAGGCGAGGAGCTAACTTTGAATTATCACATAGACGAAGATGACTGATTTACCCCGCCACGGCGTCACCGGCATGCAGCTGACCGATAATGAGGTCAAACTTTTCCAAAATTACCTTTTAGACAGCGAATCAGAGGTAGCAAAAGTGCACGCGGGCGACTCAGAGGACGAAAATCGGGATCTGCGCGACGCTAAGATCGTCTACATCGACCAACAGGCCAATAATTTGTACCACATTCTCAATAAAATAGCGGTTTCGGCCAATCGCCACTTCAAATACGACATCAACGGCATAGAAAAGGCGCAAATCATCAGTTACGAGGCGCCGAGCAACGGTTATAACTACCATATTGATATAGGACCCGACGGTACGGCCGCTACGCGCAAGATCAGCATGACATTGATGCTCAACGATGCGTTTGAGGGTGGCGAGATATGCTTTCGTTCCAGCGAAGAGGAGATTAGTCGTAAGTTACAAGTCGGCGAGGTGGTTTTGTTCAGTTCGTTTTTGAGTCACAGAGTCAAACCGGTCACACAAGGCACCCGTCACGTTGTCGTGGCTTGGTTTACCGGACCGCCTTTTAGATAAGGATTCCTTGTGCTAGGATTCTCGTATGTCAGTTGAAGTAGAAACAACAAACTTGTTGGGTGATATAGAATTTATTAAGCCACCATCGTTATTACAAAAAATCGGCGACGGACTAACAGGTTTAGCAACAGGACAAATTTCAAAAAATGATTTTTTTCGTGATGCCATTGTTTTAAATGTTTTAGATGAACTCGACGTCCCATCAATAGTTAAAAATAATCTTAATAAAAGTGAAAAAGCGCAAAACATAGCGTTAGACGCCATCCAACAAGCTGTAGGCAGTCCGGTAAATTTAACCGCACTAGATGAAAACAGATATTTAGCCGATTACCGAAAACAAGTTGGACCAGGCATTTTAAGTTTACAGTCTGAGCTAGGTCGTGGCCAACCCATAGGTAGTGTGCGTTTTGACTCTCGAAATTTTATGATCGCACCTAAAACCACGGCTAGATTTGGCGCTGGTATAGATAATTTAGGAAAAGATTTTTCAGCAGGAGTTACTTACAAGCCTGATACTAAAACCTTCGTTGAGGGCAAAGCTGTTTATGGCAGTGGTCGGAGTCCTGAGTATCGTCTGAGCTTTGGTCGAAAATTCTCAAACGGCGGTATCGCTAAATTATAAACACCATAGATCTCTATACTTTCTTTTAGATAAGGATTCCTTGTGCTAGACTTTTTCGGTGTCTGAAACTAACAACATCGACGTTTTTGGCAACTTAAAAGATTTCTTAGGTGGCCTTACTGAGCGCCAAGTAGCGCAAGAATTAGAGCGACTCGAACAGATCCGCTCGACGATGCCTACGCCTGCGCAATCGGCTTACATAGCGACTCTCATAGCGCCTGGTACTAGCGTTCCTGATATAACAGGAGAACTGCCTAGCTTTCCGACTGCCGATGTCCCCTTAGAAGACTTCTTAGCCGGTGAACCGTTGCCCTCGTTACCTGCCAACATTGAAGAGGGCCGCTATCTCGATGCGTTTTTGCAATCGTTGGGTGCCGCCGGTGACGCGCTCTACGCTACCCCAGCTGTGGGACCCCTATTAGGCGCCACGGTTAAAGGCATCGCTGCCATTCCACCGGTGGCTAAAGGTTTGACCAAACCTGCCGCAAAAGGTATCGAAGGTTTGCGCCAACAAAAGATCCAAGAAGACGTACAGCAGTTTGCCAGAGATAACAGCAAAAACTTTTACTCAAATGTTGAAGAAAACTTTGAGGAAATTTTAGATCTTGCAGAACCAAACCAAACATATTATGTATCACCCACGTTAGAGGCTTTGATAGCCAAAGCGCCTCCTAATTTAAAAGGCGATCAGATCTCTAATTGGTTAAAAGCCAATACCGATAAAGGCGTCAAACCCAAAGAATTAGAATTGTTGGATCTGGATTCTTACATCATGCAGAATCCAAACGCAACTGTGCGCGACGTCGCTGAGTTCGGCTCGGAAAACAAAGTTCAGCTGGTTACGAGAGTTATAGCAAGTGAAGACGCGCCGACCATAGATTTTAAAGTAACCACGCCTGTGTTTGATCCGTTGAGTCCCACGGCTAAGAATTATCAATTTAGGCTAGACGATATTAAATTCGATATATCACAGGGTGATAATTATACCATACAAGATGTTATAAAAGGTTTCGCTAGAGACTATCCGAACGCGCCAAAAGCACGAACTTTGGACGATATAGAAAAGTTTTTTAAAAACGAAGGAAAAAATCTGGATGATTATTTAGATGAATACGCTAAGGACGAATATTTTGGCAACCCATACGAATTAATTGAAATAAAATCTACAGACAACATCGAAGCTCTCATACCCGATCAGACCTTTGCTTTTGGTAACGATGAAGTAGGCTATTCACTTTTTGTAGGCGGCGAAAGAGTTACCGACGATGCTAACATTGCCTACAGTCGAACTGAGGCGCAAATTCAACTCAGAGATAAATTATCAGAATACGCTCCTTTTAGGATTGAAAGCGAAGAGGGTTTTGATGGAGGCCAGCAATACAAACAATACGTTGACGGAAACTTACCAGGCGGATCTGATTATCGTGAGTACGTCATAAATTGGGGTAATGCAACCGAAGGCCATGACGTGCAGAATCACTTCCCCGATAATACGCAAATATCTTCGGTTTTGGCTAGAGAAAGAAAACTTGAAGACGGCACAAGTTCCTTTCACATTGACGAAATGCAATCGGATTTACACACGCAAGGTTCAAAACACGGTTATAGAACCCCAGAATTTGAGGCAGAAAACAAAGCACAACTTGACGCAAAAGAAATTGAAATACAAAAAAAAGTAGGGGAATTGAAACCCATCATTGAAAAATACCTTGAGCCTTATAAACCAGAAGAAAGGCTTATCTTTGCTCGTTTTGAAGGGGATGAACCTTTACCGCAAGCAGAAAACATCAAACGAGCAAAAACAGAGGCAGCCACAAAAGTCGACAATTTTTTTAAAGCCATGGAAAAATCAACAGGTCGGCTTCCAAACTCCACGAGGAAAGGAAAAGCTAGTGAATTTGCTGCTTTTGCAAACAATCAGTTATTGCTTAGTAAATCAGACATGAAAGTTTTGGCAGACCTAGTAGATGTTTTAGAGGAATCTAGAATCATCGACCAAAAAAATTACCTAGCCGCTCCCGACTACCCCTTCAAAGACGATTGGCACAACATGACGCTCAAAAACATGGTTTTACAAGCCATCGAAGAAGGCA